TTCCTTAAAAAGTGGGGAGCCGAAGCCCCCCGACTTATTTACTTTCTCATTGAGCCGCCACGCTTTTTGGGTGGAGCAACAGTCACTGATTTCTCAGTTTTTGTTACGCTACCCTCTGGAGGCTTGGAAGAAGAAAATAAGCTCTTCACAGCATCATAGGCACGTTTTGGAGCACCTAAAACTGCATTGCGCATTGCTTCGTTCTCTTTCTTCTCGTCTGCATAATGAGCGTCATATGCACCTTTGGAAAGGTCTTCTGTACCGCCATCTGCAAACCTTACCTTGCCACCTCTTTTGAAGGTGCCAGATTGCAAGCTATTTGCCACGGGTTGGCTCACGAAATGCTTGGGCATAGCCACTGGCTTACCCATTGCATTTACATTACCCCCCGTGGCGTAGGCTTTTTTTGTGGCATGTCCTCCACGCTTGAAACCACCCGCATTGGCAAGCTTTACTTCACCAGTTTTGGTGCCTGTTTTGCCTTTAGGAGTTGTATCAGCAGGACGATTTTCCCAATTTCCGCCTTCAACAGAATTGCGAGTCTCATACTTATCAATAGCACCGCCATCAGCTTTGTGGTGCATGTGATGAGCTTTACCGCCACGCTTGTAGCCACCACCATTACCCATGCGAACGTCACCAGTGGTCTTTGAACCGCTGAATGGACGACCAGTATGCATGTCGGTGTTTTCATAGTAGTGTTCATTGCCCTCAATAGTGCCACCCATTTCAGTGCGACCACGAGTTTCGCTCTCGTTGGTTTCGCTAGGAATAGAACTACCAGTTGCACGACCGCCTTTAGCATAGTGATGTTTGGTTTTGCCACCATGCTTATAGCCGCCTGCATTACCCAACTTCACAACACCAGTTTTTCCACTGGTGTGATCAGCATGCTCACCATCATGAATATTGTTGACAAACTTTTTAGCATTGCCTTCAATAGTCGTTTTGGTCATATCTTTGTCGATCTCGCCACCAGAAGCATAGCTACCGCCTTTGCACATGGCTTTGTGATGCTCATGCATCTTCTTGTGATGCGCAGAGCCACCTTCTTTGTGCATCTTGGCATGGTGTTTAGCCATGTGCTTGTGATGCTCCAAAGAACCTTCAGGATGACCGCTGATGTGGTGAACTTTACCGCCATGCTTTAAGCCGTGATGTGCTTTTGAAGCTTTCATGCCTTCATGATGCTTGAGTTCTTTCTCAATCTTATGCATTTCGGCCATTTCTGCTTTGTGAGCAGAACCGCCTTTTGCATACATCATTTGCTTGCCCATACCTGCGGCTTTGTTGCCCATTGCGGCTTTTTTAGCGGCCATTGCAGGGGTTGCCATAGCAAGAGGATTAATCATCATTCCGCCACCCATGCCTTTATGAGCCACTTTTCCGCCTTTAGCGTATAAATTGGGATTCATAGCTCTACGGCGTTCAGCCATAGAAGGCTTTTTAGGGGATTTGCCTGCTTCTGATTCAAATGCATGATGCATTCCACCCATAGCATGATGTTGCATGTTCTTGTGACCATGCTCTTCATGCTCTTTGTGGTGCTTGGCTTTAACTTTTCCACCTTTTTTGAGCTTCAGTGATACTGAAGGCTCATCGGTGTACATTTTCACCATTGGTTTAAAACTAGACATAACTGCCTCCTATTAAGCTTGGGTCACACCAAGAACACCAGTACGAGTGGAGTTCGGGCCTGAACCGATTGCAGGAACCGCAATTGCACAAACAAGTCGTTTAGAACCATTTGAAGCACTTGAGGGTTTATATGTACCGCGAACATCACCAGTTGAACTTGTAGCCGTAGCCGTAACTGCCGCTGAGAATGTGCCTGCATCGTTATCTAGAGTGTTATTCCAGACGTTGCTGACCAAATAACCTGCGTCAATAACACGGATTGGGAAACCCAAAACATCTGAAGTTCCAACTACGCAAGCGGTTGCTGATCCAGCAATCGATACTGTAGCAATTTGATACCAAGCTTTTAGGCCAACTACAGCGGTTCCTGCTGTAGCAACTGTGATCACTTCTGACATGGCTTGACCATAATAGTCGTAACCAGTAATCGTGAATGCACGAGCAGTTGTTGAGCAGTTCACTTGAAGAGCGCGAGGTACATCCAATTGGATAACTGTAGTACCGTCTGAGCGAACAACAGAAGTTGCTGATGTACCTGCGGTTAAAGTTAAAGCACCTGCTCCAGAAGTTGTTTGTGACGCAACGACGTTTGCAGTTTGAAGAGTTTGTGGGATTGTGTCCCAAATGTATATTCGTCCCAATGTGCCAACGCCTAAAGACATCGGAGCAGGGTCTCCCAACAATGCATTACCTGCGGCGTACATCGTGGTGGCTGAGCCAACAGTTGATGATTGCGATAAGGTATATGTTGTTTGTCCTGACGAGTTTTGACCGTTGTTTGAAACGATGTAAGAGTTAGCAGTTACGCTAGAACCTGTGATGTACTGACCAACAACCAAAGGGTCGCCAGAAAGTGACTGAACAACAGTCATTGTGGTGCCAGAAATAGTGGCAGAAATGACGGCAGTTGCGGATTGGTTGCCAGTACCCATGTAGGTGGCGCCCGCTCCTAAGAAAAGATCATCTGAAAATAAAGGCATTTTTTTCTCCTTGTGGCTTGAACCACTCAGGTTTTAAAAAAGGGTCGGTTTTTTACGCCGACCCCGCTTTTTTGCATTAGACGCCAGGTGTACCGTAAGCGCAACGTGGGTCGGTAAATCCGACTGCGTAACGCTCAGTAGCCTTGTAACGCATAGTGTCAGTCTCGAAGTCACCTTCCATAGTTTTCTCCAAACGACGACGCATCAAAAGCTTGAAGCCTTCGGGAGCATCGGTTTGAACCCACCATGCTGTGGCAGAAGTCAAACGTGACAACACAGCGGCACCTTCGTCAAGCAAGCCGATAGACTTGATTGGGTTGATGTCGTTGTTTGCGTTACCTGTACGCAATACTGATTTCAACAACACTTCAGCTTGGAAGATATTGCCTGGGGCCACGATCAGTTGACGTGGAACCAAACGAATACGCTTGCCGTTGTTGTCCACTGCTTGGCGGATTTGAATCAACATCTGCTCAAGAGATGTTTGAGACAACACAGCGGCTGTAGACAATTGATTGCTGAATGTACCGTTGACGATTGGGTGTGCAGTGTTAATCAAAGACACACCATCACCGCCAGGGTATGAGCTGTTGAACGCAGTGTTCAACACGTTAGCTGACAACAACTCTTTGGTCTCAACCAAAGACTGTGCAAGGTGACGTGCATACACTTGGCCCAAACGGATGTGGTCGCCGTCTTCAACGAGAACCTTAGTCAGTGCAAAGGCCAAGCCATACACTTTGTAGAGGTAACGCTGTAAGAACAACACACCGCCCTGTTGATATGTAACGGGAGTACCGTCAGGCAACTGGGGAGCGGCGCCAAATCCATAAAGGACAGGCTCTTCGTGGTAGTTACGGGGAATACCGTCTTCTTCGCGGAACACACGGCTCCACTCGTCGGCACGTTGATCATAGACTCCGTCAAAACACTCGTTAAGAATTGGCTCAACGATTGATCTAAAGTCCGTACTTCGCATTGGTGCGGCCATGATTTACCCCTTATGCAATAGCGTTCACAGTGCCGAAGAACTGAGAAGCTGAGTTAACAACACGAACAACTGTGTAGGAATCACCCCACGCGTTGTCCACTCCTTGGCCCAAATCAACAACGCGCATTTGACCAGGTTGGGCATTGCCAACAGCAGTAGAAGCGCCGAGAGTTGCTTGTGATAAACCAGTAGTGGTAGAACCATTTGTCACGTTAGTGAACAAATACTCGTTACCAATAGTAGTTTGAGCCATAGATCCATCTGCTTGAATTTCATAAACGATGTTTTGGTCGTTGTAGAAATAAGCAACGCATGAGCCAGTGGTGTAGGCAGTGTTAGCAGGCCAGTAGTTGCTTACGCGACGACGACCTGTAGTATCTGTCCACTCAACACCCGCAAATGCGCCAGACCATGTAGCCTGAGTGCTGTTAGCAGTAATAGGAACAATAACACCTGCAGATGCTGAATAGGCAACGGGTTGGCCTTTCAGAATGTTGGTGCTGTAACCAGAAGTGATACCGTTAGCAAGCGCCTGTGCGCGATCCAATCCAGAAGGGTGGAACGCAGGACGCAAGCCAAACGGAGCTGATGTACTTGACATAAGATTTCTCCTAAATGATTAACCCGAAAATACGGGAATTTTGCTTGGTTGCTTGTCAATAGAGCCAATACCCTCGCCTTCAATCTCCATCAAGCGACGTCCGTTACTGTCACGTTGTCCCTGTAGGTTTTCCATTTGGATCATTACCTTCTCTGCTTCTTCACGAGGTTTGTCGTGATGCATGTGTGTCATAACGTCTTGGAAAATTTCCATAGGTATCTTAAACAGCAACATCTCGTTACAAGATATATACCCAACGTGCTCACCTGATTTAACGCGATAGTCTTCGTAGCCTGGTAACTCATCTGCTTTCACAGGAACGTACCCTAGTCTAATCCGCTTATCGATTGAATCGTAGCTGTTGGTTGTCGAAAGCCAGCAAGGATGCCACCCTTCCATCTCGGGTAACTTTGGCAATGCTGATTGCGTCCACTCCTCGCTCCACATTTTTTTACGTTCCTGCGCAGAAATGAACTTGTCTTCTGGTGCCTTATGGCTTGCTTCCCCGTTCGAGCGGTCTTGGCGGCCATTGGCATTCAAAGATTTTTTGAGACGTGATTCCATAATGTTTTCCCCTTAGTTGTTGCGGTTGGCACGGTCATATGCCATGAATTGTTTAATCATCTTGGCTTTGCGTTCAGGATTGTCCCAAGCGCCTGCATCCTTCATAGCCTTCACCCTCTCAGGCGAAAGTACGAATTGGGAGCGATTAGATCCCCCATAAGATGCTGATGCTTCACGTCCTGCACTTCCCACAACATTCCTCGGTCGTCTGACATTACGTTTTTCGTCGTCATTGCGATCATTGTAACGGTGAGGTAGTTCTTTTTGCAAACGGCTATCAAGCTCGTCCCAATAGTCGGGATCTGTAGGGTTCCAACCTTGTGCAACCATCAGTTCATCCACCTTCTTTGCCACCTTACTATCGGGGTCACGAAGGCTTGAGTCATACCAACTATTACGGCGTACCCATTCATTTGCACGACGTGCAATAGCAGGGTCTTGAGCATTATTTTGCTGTGGACGTTTCAATTCTTGGTCAGCTTGATTACGCATTTGCTTCAATTCACGAACTTCGTCCGACGCATTTTGCAAAAGTAACTGTGCATCAACCATACCTTGGCCATCTTGGTTTTGAGTGGCCTCGGCAATCTTCATTTTGGCGTATTCAAAACGCGTTTGTGCGTCCTCTATGTTCTTATCAATACGCACGACATGTTCTGCCTTGGTATTGCGTTCCAATTGGCTTAGACGACGTTTAAACTCTTCGTTTTCACGCTGTAAAGCTTGTAGACGGACGTCTTTTTCTTGATTTGTCTTACGAACCAAGTCTTTTTTAGCCCGACGACGGTTTCTTTTAGCGGCTCTGAGCTCTTCATCGTCATCTGGATGATCAGCATCAGCGTCGTTAGAGTCATTTGACTCTTTTGCACGATCAAAACCGTTTTGTTCCTCAACAGTGTCAGGTACAAGGTCTTTTTCAGGCACCTCTACGGTTGCAGAGCCGTCATTTTGCTCTTCAACCTCTAATTTCTCTTTGACTTCAGCCATTTTTTACTCCTAAACGTAAGCTTTAAACGATAACGGATCGTCAGTGACGGCCGAAATCAGTTCGTGATCATTGATTGTCATGAATAAAACGGGATCTTCACCGTCTTCAGTGGGAACTTTGCGTTCCCAACGGTCTCCACCCCATCTTGGAACCCTTACATAGTCACCAATCTCAGCCCATGAGCCTTCAGCCCACGGTTGCATGGTGTCTCGGTTCTTGAACGCGAGTGGGCCAATGGCCACGACCTTACCGATCATGTTGTTCCACTTCTCGTTTTCTTTGGTTTCATCAACAATGATGATCATTCCAGACTTCTTTTTGATTCGTCGAAGTTGGACAATCACTCGACCGCCAAAAGGGCGTTGCCCTGGGCTTACTTCAGGAAAGGCCCAAGCTAATTCATCAGCATTGGGCGTTCCGCTACTTCCCTCGATTGTGGGAATAGGCTTGCTTTCAGTCATATTTTTCCTTCACACCATATCTCAGGTGCATAAACGCGCTTTTCAGCGCATGGTTAATCGTAATCTTTCTCTTCTTCCAACATGTTGTCGATGGTATCCAGAACGTATTGCACACCTGCATACTCACCAACCATGCGTTGATACGACTCATAGTTCTGCGGAATGCCTTGAGCCAAGGAAACCTGCAATTCTGCTTGCCGTATTTTGATCCTATGGATCAATGCTTCGATCATTTCTTCTTACTAGCGTGTGATAGTCCGCCAGATTTAGAGCCAGAAGATGAAGATTTACTTCCACCTTTTGGTTCCATCGCTGTGCCATCAAGCTTCTCGCCTTGAGCGATACGCTTGTGTTGGGGCACATTAGCGGTTCTCTGTTCGTAATCAGATGTTGCCATTTGGAGCTCCTTGTTCAGGGGTTACGGGAGCGGCGGGTGCCGCAGGAATCGCAGGCGGTTGGGCCTGCGCTTGAGCTTGAGCCACCGTTTGAATGGTCTCATGCGTCAACTTTGCGTTTTCAATCTGAATCTTCGTCTGATTGTCAATCGCGTGTTCTTGCATATCCTTTTGCAACTTGGCTTGTGCAATTTGGAAGTCTTGCTGATCTTTCTGTGTCTTACGTTGTGTCTCAGCAGTGCTTGTGTCTTTAACGACTTGCGCATCAGGTGGTAAAGGTGCAGGCCCTTTGCCTTGTTGTGACATCTGTATAAGCTTTTGAAACGCAGGTGTAAATTGACCAAACACTTGTTGTGTATCGATCATCACATGCGCGCCAACGACCGTATAAAGCTTGTCAATAGTCGGCGTATAGTTGGGATCGTCATATTCGTCCACAGGCTTGCCTGTTGCGTCTTCAACGTATCCGTTTGACCTATTGATGTACCACAGCGTCATGTGCTGTTTAATGTGCTCAATGAGGTTGTTCAAATAGTTTGGATCTGCAAATGGAGATTGGCCAAAAAATGGATTCAATCCAAACTGCAGATGGTCTTGTATGTGCGCAATGTGGTCTTGCTGTACATACGCATATGCAGTTTGACCTAACAACATGGCCGCGTTCTCATCCGCTGATGTACGCTGTTCAGGCGCGGGCACGTCCACCATGATCTGCTCAATGTTGGGTATTTTCATTTGCTTGAGCAAACGAGCCAATACCGCACTCATCTTAAACTGATCTGGGTGTTGTTGTGCCAGACTCAACACCGCTTGGTTCTGAGCCATGCGTTGTGTCTCAGAGAAGATATTGGGGTCTGATACTGGCTCAACGTCCGTGTTTCGAGCAAAGTCTTCACGGGTTACTTCAAGGTCAGATACGTCCTCACCCTTTTGCATGTCGTCAAAGTACCAACGATTCAATCGACAAAGAATCTTTAGCACCTTAGCTTGCGATGCATGCAAGCGAGCATGGATGGATGAATAAACGTGTGAACCTTGCTCAATCAAAGCTTGTGTAGTGCCCACAGGCATCTGAGAAGTGGCGTCAGCTATCTTCTCCTCGGCCGTAGTCACAACGGAGCTTGTAGCCTTATCCAAGAAGCCTAAGAGCTCGAATAGCACTGCGCTTGGTGGGTTGAAGGGCATGGGCATGGCGATTTGACGGATGTCCTGTACGCCTGGTGCGCCTTCGATCTCAACTACTTGAGTAACGTCGATTTGTTGGCTTTGCCCACTAATCTTGGCTCCTTTAAGCTTGAGCATCGTTGCCGCGTTATTGATGTGGGCTGAGTCCAAGAGCGCACGAAGCGAGCCAGTGAGGGCGGCGGACAATCCACCAATGAGATGAGGGAGACCAATCGCATATGCACCCCTCCAAGGGATAAACTTAAATTCAACCACCCAATCCAACTTGGACATGGTTTCATCGCTCTCTTCCCAGTTACGATAGATGCCTAGACATTCATTGTCTAATTCATCAATCATGAAGATGTAGGGAGCGCTCTTACCGTGCGTTTCCTTGTCGTCTTCCAACTCTAACCATGTATAGATGTGGTAAACCTTGCGCAGTCCATCTTTATTGGTTTCGAACTGCTTACCCTCGATCTTGTTGTTGGCCTTTGCAACTTTGCCTTCTTCCATGTTCTCGGTGGCTTGAACATAGTTGATGTCACGGTACATGCCAGAAGCAATGCGTCGATCCATCTCATACTGAGTGATCTCATGCACTTCAGCCGCACGTTGTGCCGTGTAGAAGTTAGTCGCCGCGAAAGGCAAAATCACGCGATCAATCGGCAAGAACTCAATGCAAGGACGCTTCTTGTCTTCGTCGTACCACAGCTTCATGTATTGTGAGCCACCCAAAGGCAATTGAGTCAACAACTGCTCTAGCTCATCCCTGAACTCACCCATTTGCTCGGTGATCTGCCAGTTAAGGAAGTCAACCTTACGCTCGGCAATCGCCGCCTTTAGGTCGTCTTGCTTCCCGATAATTTTCGACTTAACGGGCCCATCGGATGGGAAGAGCTCTTTAATGGCGCGAGCGGCAAAGTCAACACAGCCCTCTGCCATTGCAGGGTGAACAACTTTGGATGCGCCCATGAAGGTTGCACCCCCAGGGGCATCATTCCCCATCCCTGTGCGCTTGATTCCTTCTTCATACTGCTTGTCCCTCAGTTCACGAGCTTCTTTGTCAGACTCAAGTAGATCACGGTATCTGGAAACTAAATCACTGACAACGCTTGGGCTAATTGAATCAGCCAAGTTGTCATAGAAGTCAGGATTAAACTCAGGGCCATCATCAATTTGTATGACCGCTGAACCATCTGGCAGTTCATCGACATTCATCTCTGGCATGTCCACAACAGCAGATCCGTCTTCCTGTTCGTCAATGTTGATGTCGTTTTCGTCGCTCATTATTTAGCCTTTTTTCTGTAATAGTGGATTGGATCTACTTGATGGCAATCCTTTACACCAATTCGTTTTGCTAGGATTCTTTGTGCGTGATGATTTTGTTCTGGGAATGCCAAGAAATCATCTGCACCCAAATCATCATCACTACTTACAGATCCACCCATAGCAAATTTCTTGGGTTTTTTCATTATCTTAATCTCTTGTGGCGCGACATATTCCTTACCCAAAGCCATCTCTTGTTGCAAAGGAGGATCGACTTCGTATTCACCATTGTTACGAATAGCATAATCAATGTGCTTAGGATTGACATGGTGAGTGAATGAGGTGTGATGACCAACTCTGCTTGTTGACTCGGTGGGCGTAGTCATCAAAATGGCTCCCGCCTCTTTGCCGTTTTTAGTCATGAACCGATTTTTAGGCAAAAACTCGTTATCCTTGAATCGTGAATCAGTTGGAATCATGTGCGCTGTACCATCCTTGTTCACGCCAACTTGCACCAAGCGTGGGTGAAGGATGTGTTGCTTTTGGTAGTCATAACGCTTGCCATTGAAGGTGATGTGACCAAAGTGCGCTTTTTCCTCAGTAGTTGGGCGGCCCTTGCCATCAAAGTGACCCTCTTCGCCCTCTTGCTTTTCCTCGTCGCTGATCTCATGGTCTTCACGGCCTGCTGACCAGTACTTGGCATACTTCAGAGCTCTTTGCATAACTTTACTCATGGGTGAGCCACGCTTAACGTCAGTGACCATGTATGAGTTCTTTGGAGGCGTTTTGTTGCCGTCGTCATTGACAAAGTCCTTGCCACTGGCGTCGGTTGCTCCAACGGTCGATCTAATGCGTTGCTTGTCTTTTGCAATGTTTTCAGAGATGGATTGACCATGCTTGACCTTGGGGCCAACATTTGAATGGGTCACAAAGTATCCGTTTTCAGGATCGTGCAACTCATTGGTCTTTGCATAGCTGTTAGCAATGATTGGGGGCTTGCCTATAGCTTGACGCTGTTTGTTCAAGTGACGCAATACATGCCTTGAGGATACGTCGGTCTCGTCCACCACGTTGGGACGGAACAACAAGCGTTGGTTTTTCTTGTCAGCTTGCTGTGATGCTTGTCTCAATGAGCCAGTGTGGGCAAGGATCCAATCTTTAGTCATTGCGGGATCGTGCTTGGATTGCTCATGGCTTGCCCTACGAATCGATGCGTTCACATACTGGGACTCAGCATTCGGTGCAAAGCAGGTGCCCTTGCTTGTGTCCACAATGCCGTTCTCGTCGTGGCCACCTCCGCACCCTGTAGTTTGGCCAGGGCAGGTGTTCAAAATGTGATGCTTTTCGTTCTCACCATGTCCCGATGTGTACAGCGCATAGCCTGCAATTCCCTTTGACGCATAGCCCACATGCGAACGACCCCTGTCATCGTACTCATGTCGCACTGTGTCAAGCTTTTCGCTTTCATCCAACGTGTTTGCATTCTTACCAATGTGTTTGGCTTTACGCAATCTTTCTAGGGCTTCTTTCTCAGCCGATGTTTGTTCATCTATTGGCTTAGCAAAGTGATCTTTCAATACTTGCTTATGGATTCTTCCAATTTGTCCAATGTTCAATGGTTGACGATTTTCTGAACCATAAACTTCAGCACGAGCTTTGTTAATTTCCTTCATGCCATTGACTTTGTTATTGCCATGCCACATATGGCGCGGAACAACAATACCTTTAACATCTCCATAACCTTCCGCAGGGAACAAGATTCGCTTAGGATTATTAGTGGTCAAGTATTTCTCGCCCTCAATTGGTTGTCCACCCTCTGCAAGGTGTGGAACCTTATTGCGTTGTGCAAGAGCCAATCTCATGATGGCCTGTTCTTTAAACTTATCCATAGGGTCTGTTGACTCAGGATAAGTGGAATTCTTTGGCATGCGTTTGTTGCGCTGTGCGGAATTTTCAAACGGACGTCTATCAGTCTTAGGATGTGCTGGATTAAGATTGATTTTTCCCTCTGCAATCATGCGCTGACGAACCATATCATTAATCGATCCGCCATCAGCCATATTGGGTGTCATCGGTGGCTTCATGGCGCTCATGGCTTGACCTTGAGGCGTCAGGTTCAAGATATTGCTTTGATCAGGAGGAGAACCAGAGCCAGAAGGGGCCATGCTAGGGAATGGGCTTTGTTGGCCTTGTGGTGGCTGTTGCTGTGGTTGTTGGGGCATGAATTGTGTGCCCGCCATCATTGGGTTGACATCTACGCCACCAATAGGCAAAGGGCCCTTTGGTGTTTTAACTCCACCCACATCAGGCAATCCAGATGAGTTGGGATTGGGATTTATAAAAATCTTAGGATCGATGTCCACGGCTTCATTGACGCCGATGTTGTTCATCACTGCGGGGTTGCTATGGCGGGCAACCTCAAGGCGCATTTGGGCTAATGTGGGTTCATTCATGGGTCTTCCTTTTACTTCGCCGCCATCGGCTTTACCTGTTATTGATGACTTAACTTGCTTTGGGTGAAATGCCACAAAGTATTGCTCATCGCTATCCTCTTTAGGTTTTGTTACATGAATACCGTCGTAGCCTTTTGATTGCAGATACTCATGTATTGGTTTGTTTGTGTCATTGCTATCAAAAATATGATTCATTTCATATTTGTCTTTGACTACCAATGGATTTTTAATGTTTGCATGTAAAGGATAAACAGCGCCATGATGTTGTCCAGATATGCCTTTTGAGTATTCACTTGCTGACTCAGGGCTTGTGGTCATGTATATGCCTGCACCAAAGTCTCCACCGCCTTTCGGTTGGAATCTTTTAATCACACTCTTTGTGTGTGGTGTCCCATGATATAAAACTTTTCCGCCATCGGCTTTGTGAGTGACTTTATCTGGGTGATATCCCCATTCATGGATTGAGTCAGCATTAGTCCACACATGTTTGGCAGGGACGCGCATGCTTGCAATCTTGTACTTCCCTTTAAGTGGCCCTTCACCGTGAATCTTTGCATAACCTTTATGAATTGCAACCCAATCGCCATGACGGATCATGTGCTTTATGGGGTCTTCAGTCTTCATTGCGGCTTCATGCACATAAGTTGGGATTGCTCTGTGTATGGTAACCATAGCATCTGGTTTTCCCCTGACGTTCAACACTTGGCGATGTGTTTCTCGGTCAATTGGGTCATTTATGTTTCCATAATAATGAGCACCCTTTGGGCTATAAAAATCTTCGGGGTACATGCCATTGCTAGAGACATCGTGCATGGGTGCGCCAAAGTGTGGGCCTGGTGCTTGATGGCTTCCACGATAATCGTCGCCTGATCCACCTTCAGCCATATGCACCTCACCGCCTTTGGCAGCAAGCAAATCGTTTTCCTCAACTCTATGAGGATCAAAGGCAGCAAATCTTGATCTAATCACTTTTGGATCTGGGAACATGTGTTGTGTCTGCACCCCGCCCAAATCCGACATGTCATTTATTTGGAGACGGTCATAGCCATGTGTTGGCAATTGCTCTTCCATGCGACGAGTCTTAGGCATGCCTGTCGCTTTAGCCATGTTGTCTCTGAACCAACCACCTGTATGAGGGTCTTCAGGGTGCAAATCCGATACCGTAAGCTTTTTACCCCTAGCAACAATTGGTAATACATTTGGATGAGCATTACCTTCACGACGCTCACTCTCTGCATAAATGTCCGCAATCTCTGGGTCTTCTGTAGCGTAAGTACCTGCGCCATAACGTGGATGCTTTTCAAATGCAGGAAAATCGCTGTTTGTGCCGTGGTAGAGATTTTCATTCAAATCAAAACCAAGAGCCCGCGCTCGATCTTCAGCCGTGTTCTTTTCATGTAACCCAAGCATCTTGATGGCATTGAGCCGAGCCTTCTCATGAGCGTGCTCATGTTTGGTTTTGCCCCTCGTCAGAGCAAGGCGCATCTCGTTTAGTGTGGGTTCAGGCTTCTTCATTGCGCCATTATCCTATGCTCGGACAATCGTCGCAACGTGCATCACCTTGACATAGGCCCAAGCTCGCGCAACTCCTCTTGCCTCTTTCGCCATCTGATCCATTCTCTGAACATTTGCACTGCTTGCTGTTCCCACACTTCGTTTCTTGGGGTCGCTGACAGCTCAAACTTATGGTCAGACAAAGTGATTCGCGTTCCGTCAATGTGGAGGACTTTCCTATAACAATCGTCTTGATGATCTCGGCCATTCATTTTCACCTCTTAATACAAATTGATTACTAGTTAAACTAGTAAAACTAATTGATTACTAGTTAAACTAGTAAAACTAATTGATTACTAGTTAAACTAGTATTCCTCACTGCGAGTAGGGGTTTGATCGACCCTTCCTGTTGTAGAGTTCTGCGTCGTCGATGTCCTCTTGCATGAGCTCTTCACGAGGTGGTGCATCGATGCTGATCCATCCTGCATCACGCAGGTATCGGAGCCCTTGGCTGATGCAGTCCACGAACTCGTCGTGTGCGGTCTCAGGGAAGGAGCAGATCTGGCTCACCATGCCTTCAGCCCAGTCACGGACGAAGCCTTTGCGTTTACTGGACTCAGGCACCCACACGCGCCCTGCTTTGATGATATTGGCCACAATGGATAGGCGTTGGACTTTGTCCGCTTTACCAGGGTTATACGCATGCACAGGCAGATGCGCCCTCTGTAAGTCTTGAATGAGTGATATGCCTGCGCTCTTGTCCTCCACCAGAACCAAGTCCACAAGCTTCTTGTCCCGTCCTTCGCCGAAGACTGACTCGTACTCATCGAGCACTTTGGGACGCAGGTCAGGGTATTGGAGGTGCTCTTGCCAACAGTCTAGGATCATCACCGACATACCGCCATCCATAGGCTTAAACACGCCCATAGTGATCGAGCCAGTGGGGTCGTTGTATGTCTTGTCGGATGTAGCGCAATCGTAGCTCTGAATGATGTATTCAAGCTTGGGGAAGGGCTTACCATCAGGCCAGAGTCGGAACCATGTACGCTTGACGATGCCAGACTCCTCCATGTCGATGAGCTCGGCGTGGATCTCTTGGCGGCCAAGGTTGGTGCCTTCATACTGAAGAATCTGCTTCTGGAACGATGGAGCCAGATTGGCAATGTTGGAGTAGGTGGAAGCTTTGGTCACCACCACGTCGTCGCCTTCGCGCCCAACCAAATCAAGGATCAAGTCCTTGGGCTTAGGTGTGGTGGAGCAAATCAGCTTGGTGTGCTTACCCAATCGGATGCCGAATTGGATCATGTCCCATGAGTCTTGGAGGTATTCCCACGCGGCCAACTCGTCCAACCATCCGCCGTGGAACTGGGGGCCACGGAAACGCTCTGGTTCCGATGCAGGGATGCCTTTGATGAATGAGCCATTGACTAGCTTGATCTCGTGAAGGGCTTTGTTGTAGTCGGCCACGAGCTCCTTGGGGATAATGGAAAGCAGGCCAGAATCGCCTTCAAAGCATGTGCCCTTCACGTCGCCACTGGTAGGGGCTGACACAAGCCACCGCGTGTTGGGTTGATTCCACGCCCATGATGCTAGGGTCTCCGCCGCCGCGCGGGTCTTGCCTGCTCCACGGCCTGCAAGCATGAGCCATATGGCCCACCAATCCCCTGCGGGCTCAATCTGGTGCTTGTGGGCCGCCTTGAGCCACTTCATCTGCCAATTGAAGGCTATCTGATTGACAGGGGTGAGTTTCTTAAACTCTTCAAAAAGAGTTGGTTCGTCATCTAGTATTGCGTCAACGACACTCATTCAGCTTGCCTTTGCATCTTGATAGCCTTGAGGAGCTCGCCAAACACGTTCATGTGAACATCAGCCTGTACGTCCATATCAAACTTCCCAGATACTTCTGTTCTTCCCAACTTTGGAACGTGATACTCAACCACACTTTGAAACATGTCGAATGCTTTGGCTGGATTTGGTGGGACAACATATACCTCAACAATTTCGCCATCTTTATTTTGCACCTCTCCTTTTACACCGTCAGCAACCTTGTCGAGCCACTCAGTGAGCCTGTGAGCGTTTCCATCAACAAAAGCACCTATGGCTTGTCTAGCCTCTGCGGTGGCCTTGTTGGGCGTTCCAGCTAGCCTACCGCCTGTCTTCTTTCCCTCTGCCATGATCTTCTCCTCTAAACTTGTCTATTTTAGATACTATGTTAGTAAGCGCTTACAAGTATCGATATTCACCAAATAGGCGCATTATGCAGAGTGTAACTGAAACATAGATTTAGGTGAATATCTTCACTTTGTTCCTGATAATGTTAATTGCTCTTCAGCGCTTACTGCTATTCCTATGATTTCTTCATCCAAGCCGTCTTTCATTGCTTGGAAGATTTGTTCTCGGCGTTGCAGAATAATGTCTAGCTCAAAGGTTGCGAGCTTGCATGTGAATGTCAATTCAATTTCTTTCAATTCGTAGTTCATTTGCATCTTTCAAAAAAAAGGGAGAGTGTTTAGCTCTCCCTAAAGTATTGCCTTACCCAAGGCAACTGCAAAGAATGCACAGCTCGTGTGCAGTCTCATTGTATTACTCCTCTTGGTCACTGCGCAATATGCGGTTCTCAGCCCACTTCTTATAGCTCTTGAGCTCCTTGTTCTCGGCTTTTAAGCGCTCGATCTCACCCTTCTGGTGGTTCATGGTTGCGTGAGCCCGATCAATCCATTCCTTAACCTCTTGCGGCATTGCAAATTTGGGCTCTGTTTTTTTCTTTGTAACCACTTTACGCTTCCTCCACAGTGATCTTGTACTTCTTACCGTAGCGGTCTTCTACCATGATGGTTTTCTTTGTTGATAGGAACTTGCCGTCGTCGGTTGCGTCGAACTTCATATTGCCTACACTGGCCAACAGCTTGTCGTTCTGTGTGTCCAAGGCTTTGAGGTTCTTTTGAATCTGGTACGCAATGTAGTCGCAATATGCGATCAATGTGCGTGATTTGACCGTGTCCTCCACGGCCATCTTGATCATTGGTTTAAAGTCCTCAATAGTCATACTCTGCCTCTTCTTCGAAATACTTAATGATACTGCTTTCAACTGCAACAACGTCCTTATCGGACATTTTGCGCTCTAGCCAAGGTGCCTTGCGGCCATTGCGGTCTAACACCTCGAACTCAATCTCTGTATAGCCTTCATAATCGTAATCACTCGCGGCGTGATAGCTGTAACTACCTGCATGATGCATAAAGTGTGTTACGCCTACCTTGCATGGGATACCTGCGATTCTTGCTTCGATTACTGCTGTGTATGACATTTCTAACTCCTTGTTATAAACCTGCTCTGTTGCAGTGACTACAGTATAACTCAGAGTTAGAGTTTGTGTCAACTATTTTTTAGGTGTTTTCCCTAATTTAATGGTCTACAGATAAACATCTCGTCAGCCATGCCCATAGGCCCGCTTTTTTCAATCTTCTCGTGCATCTCATAGGAAGATTCGGCTGTGTCGTATCTGGCCCTAATGTCTTGGATTAACAACCCCATCATGTGGTCAAAGCTGAATTGCTTTTCCTTCACGTTTGGATTGATTCTGACTGTGATCATAGCCAAAGCCATGAGCTCCACAGCCATGTTGGTGACGATGGTCAGGAAGACCTCTGGGCCCTCCTTCTCCATAATCTTGCTCAATATATTTTGAATGTGAGGATTGAGCTGTGCGTAGATTTCTGATGCCTTTTCGTCTTCTTGGCTCAATTGGGCCTCCAAATCATCATGTCCATGAGAATCACTGCGGCGGCCATCATGTAGACAACCATCAAACCCCAGTGAATGCCTGTGCGATCTTGCATGTCTTGGATAAACTTCTTCATTCTGTCTCCTTTGGTTTCATACGGTTGCGTATAGCCACTGAGAGCTCTTCTTGGCTCCATTCAAGGGCAAGTTCAGCACAAGCGTCTCTTTCGATCTGTATGGCCTTTTTAGTGGTTTCTATGGCCACCATCATGATCTCGGCTTTGGCGACCGCAAGGGCATCGTCAAACTCAGCTTGTGTGAATACTTCAATGTGGCCCGCGCCGCCCAACAATTGCTTGGCCAGTGGGCTTAGTTCTTTCTTTTCCATTATTCGTTTTCCTCCATGAATTGCATTTTCCGTTTGATCATGTTGAATGTCTCTTGGTAGGCAAACTCAACAATTTCGTCCACTAGGTTGGCCAATGTGTGACCGCTGAACACATAAAGATTTGCATGGATAGCCAATTGTGGACTTTCCGAAATATCCTCTTGTGGTTCTTCGAAGTTCGGCTCAATGGGTAGAGCCAAACCATGCTTATCAATTAAATCCCTTAAATTGATTTGTTCGCGGATTCTGTTGGTGGGTGATATTCTGGATGAAAAGCCCATTATTTAATCCTTGCTACTTTAGCTTTGCGCATAACCGCTTCATACTCTTGCTTGGCATGGTCGTCCAACTTGCGCATGGGCAACTCTTGGTAGTATTTCCACTTCTTCTGATACTCGACTTGCTCACTGGGTGGAACCCATCCCATCGCCTTCCAACGAATGGATATATCTGTTCCTGCAGGTGTGTATACGTAATCTGTTTTCATTTTGTTCCTCATTCAAAAATAAAAGATGCCTGTGCAAGTCTTTGATCCTGTAACTTTTTGTAAGCCAAATTTAATTCACATCCCATGTACTGTCTACCCAAGTGTTGTGCAACTTGTGCAGTTGTGCCAGAACCCATAAACGGGTCTAGAACGATTCCACCGCTTGGTGCACCTGCAAGTATGCATGGCTCAATTAAATCGCTTGGGAACACCGCAAAATGCGCTCCTGAATAAGGTTTGGTAGTCACCGTCCATACTGACCGTTTATTTCTGTTTTCATAAATAACATCAGGCTCGCCATTTTGTCTGCTCTTATGAAAACTGTTGGGTGACTGCCCGTCAGGTTGTAAATTTTTCATATTTTTTCTAGGCTTATTCATAGAATGCGGAGTTTGACCAGGCGCTCCGTTCACATTTTTATGCGTGTCACTGACTCCTCTTTGCATCCTTAATATTGAATCCTCTTGAACGGGTTCTTTGATTGCTTCGTGGTCAAAATAATATTTTTTTGACTTGCTCAGTAAAAAGATGTACTCGTGTGCCTTGGTACAACGGTCTTGGACGGACTCGGGCATAGGATTAGGCTTATGCCAGATAATGTCCTGTCTGAGATACCAACCATCCGCCCTGAGAGCAAATGCAAGCATCCATGGAATACCAATTAGGTCTTTGTTCTTGATGTAATTATGGTTTACCAATGTTTTTCGTTGATTTTCAAAATAACCATTCTTGTTGCTTGGCGCATTTTCATAGGTGGAATTTTTGTTGCCATGATACCCCGCATAACTATCACCTATATTCAACCAAAGCGTGCCATCGTCAGCCAGTATGTCTTTTACGTGCCTGAAAACGTCTACCATGTTGGCAACGTACTCTTCTGGAGTCTCCTCAAGCCCGAGCTGCAAATCCTCTCTGACTGCTCCGCACTTCAAGCAACTTGACCTGTAGATGGCATCACCAACCACGAGGTCAGGATTAGCATGTCCAGTTATGGTTTTGTCTGAGTGCTTGGAATCACGCTTGTGAGAGCAATCTGGATCGCCTCCAAGCCATGTCCCAGTACCATAGTCCCTGAGTCCATAGTAAGGAGGAGAGGTGATGCAAGTTTGAACCTTGACACCCTCCTCAGCCCATCTTTTCATGGTCTTTCTGTTATCGCCAAATTCGATCTTGTTCATGCTTCTTCCATCTGTCCAGGCAACTCGTGCAAGGTCTTGAGCATCTTGTATGCTTCATCGCGTGGGATGACGCAGTGAGCGCCACCGCCATGCACTTGGATTGACAACCAAATGTCTTGATCAAATTGTCCAACATAAACCGCACGATTTTCATCTGCTTGAATTCTTACTGAGTCGCTCATGAATATCTCCTTATAGCCCCCGAAGGGGCATTAAATTTACTTCTTGGGGGTAACGCGGATGTCAGCACGGCCTTC